CCTTTCCTGGAATGAGCTGTTCGATACAGACTTAGCAGCGCGCAATGACGACCCCTTCCGGTTAGCCAAGCACTTCTGGAGGATGTCAGATATTGTAGCGATAGACCATATAAAGGATCGTTATCTTGAAGGCGAAGGATCTGCGGGGGCGCGCGATCTGGCTCAAGCTGGTCTTATGGACCTGCTGGTAGATGTAGACAGAGACTTCGGCTTTTACCGTACTGACGAAGGAATGCGTGAGCAATATGAGCGTATCGGGGCTACCCATGATGCACAGGTGATCGATTGGTCCCCACAGGAGCCTCGCTATCAGGAGCTTGTGCGTTGGTTTGACCGCCATCCTGATATTAAGACGGTTCTTGATTATGGCTGTGCCCATGGCGGGTATGCAGCCAACCTGGCCAAAGAGGTGGGCCGCACCTGGACCGGTATTGATATCGATAAGCACGGTGTGGCTATGGCACAGCAGTTTGCCGAGACCCTTGGGGTAGTTGAGAATACTCAGTTCATTGCGGGGGACTTGATGAACGACCCCGACATGAAGACCCCTGCCGAGCAAGATATGGTCATGATCCAAGAAGTTTTGGAGCACGTGCGGGAACCCTGGACTGTGGCTGAGCGAGTTGAGAAGCTGGCAAAGGTTGGCGGTAAGGTCTATATAACGGTTCCCTATGGCCCATGGGAGTATACCTCGTACTTCAGCTACCCCTGGCGTTGCCACATCTGGCACTTCGATCTACATGACATCCACGACATGTTTGGCAGCAAACCTAAATTCGAAGTAAACGCGCTACCGTATAATCGCTCGGAGGATCTTGGAGACCCGATGGGCTGGTGGATTATTACGTACGATGCCGATCATGTGCCGATCCCTAAGGTAGACATGGAGCGCAAGCTCAAACTCCAGCGGCCTCGCCAAACGGTAAGCGCAATTATGATGGGCGGACCCGGCATTGAGGAGCAGATGCACTGGACGCTGCGTTGCTTACGTGATATCGCCGACGAAATGATATTGGTGGATACCGGCATGAATGATGAAGCATTGCGCATAGCGGCGCAGTACCCGGTCCGTATCATCCCCGGAGTGGATCCTAAGCAGTATGGGTTTGAGACTACGCGCAACATGGGACTGGACGAAGCTGCAATGGACTGGGTGTTGTGGATCGACCTGGACGAACGAATCCCAGACACCGCCAACGTACACAAGTATCTACGGGAAAATGCCTTTGATGGGTACGGCATTCGTCAACACCACTTTGCATGTGATACCACGTTCACCCCAGACATGCCCGTGCGCCTATTCAGAAACCGGGAGCGCAATGGCAAGAAGTCCCGTTTTTACGGGATGATACACGAGCACCCTGAACGGGGTCTGAACGAAGGTCCAGGAACGGTAATCGTGTTGTCCGATGTGAACATTGCTCATACTGGGTATTTGTCAGAGAACATCCGTCAGAAGCGATTCGTGCGTAACTTCCCTCTGCTGCAAAAGGATATTGAGAAGTACCCCGAGCGACTGTTGCAGAAGCACTTCATTATGCGGGATAACATGCTGCTAGTCCGAAAAGTGCTGCGGGATAACGGCATGCAGGTTACCCCGCAAGTACAGCAGTGGTGCCACGAGGTGATCCACCTCGGTCAGCAATACTTCGTGGGTAAGGACACAGTAATGAGTTCCGATAGTCTGGACTACTACAGCGAAGCCCTTGGGGTAATGAATCTTGGGTTTGAAGTATGTATTAATCTCTCTGCGGACAGGGGGCGTGCTCAACCGGGGGATGCCCGGTTCATGCGCTTCCTCACCAAGGAAGATGCGCTGGCTGAGATCACCAAACGCGCCGCTGGGGTTATCGAACCATTTACTAGGAGCTAACGATGTCTTACTTGCCGGTGAATTACACAACCCCGTCAGAGGTGATCCGCAACGTACCCGCCATTGGCAGTATGTCCAATGTTGATAGCGGACAGATTATGCAGTTCATCGGCGAGACGGAGGCAAAGATAAATGCAAAGTTGTCGGCGGTGTATTCGGTCCCCATAACCCCTACACCGCCGCTTTTACAGGTAGTAGCAACGGATCTTACAGCCTACCGAATCATGCGGCGCGCTCGTAGCGGCGATGCTCTCAAGGACTCAGAGTGGCCCACTACCTTCAAGGAGGCTAACAAACTGCTGGACGATATTGTTGAAGGAACTATGACGCTGGTGAACAGTGCCGGTATGCAGATTGATAGGCTAACCACTGCATCCCCCTGGTCTAATACTTCGGGGTATGTACCGACCTTCGATGTTGGCCCAGTGGAAGAGCAAGAGGTTGATGATAGCCGCGTAACTGATATAGAGAACGCGAGGCCCTAATGGACGTCGGAATAAAGATTGATGTAAGTGGTTTGCTCAACAAGATCAAAAGGAGTCAGCAAGTCCTGGAGTCCGCCTCGCTCCTCAAGGCTATTGGGTTGCGACAGCTCAAGTGGGTCAACGACAACTTTGCGTCGTCTGGTAAGCTGGTGGGTGGGTGGAAGCCGCTGTCCGCATTTACTCTAGCCCACCGTAAGCATGGGGGGAGTAAGCCTTTGCAGGATACTGGGGTACTCCGGACTTCCTTTACCCCTGGTGACGGCAAGAATAATTTTAGGGTGTCTCAGGAGTCCGTGACCATAGGCTCCGCCGTACCCTATGCCAGCTATCAGAATGATGGTACCGGTCCCATATATCCGGTTAATGGTAAGGTTCTTGCTATCCCTGGTCCTGGCGGTAGAGTGTCATTCTTACGCCACACCAAAGGAATCCCAGCAAGGCGCATGCTGCCCACCGTAACTATTGGAAGAGAACTTGCGATTTCCCTGGTCAAGGCTCAAATCAGGAGTATAGAAAATGGCGCGGTGTGATTACTTTGCCATAGAGAAAGAGTTTGCAGAGGTGTTCCGCAGCGCTCCTACCCTTCAAGGGTATGGCGTAGTGGTGGAGAAATCGATTGAGTTTGAATCGGAGTCTCCCATGATCGGCATTTACTTAGAGCGACGGGACGCTTCTCCAGAACAGTACATGGCGGCGAATACTATCCAACGGTACATGCTTACCCTGTCTATTTGGTGCTTCTCCTTTGGTCTAAATCTGGACGAAGCCATACAGGTTAGGGATGACATGATCGGAAAGGTTGAACTTGTTTTACTAGAGAACCCCACCATCAATGGCTTGGTAGACAACATCGTTCTACTCGGTGGCGAGATGCTGCCCACTATGAAGCCCGAAAATGTGGGAGTGGTGGTTGGGGCGGAGATTAGAGTCGCCGCCGACGTTACGTTCACAACGACTTAATAGGAGTCAATCATGAGTTACGGTATGAAAGGTTTTATCGGTCTCGGCAAGGAGACTGCTTGGGGGTCCGGGGTTGCCGTGACCGACTACTTCTATGCTCTCAATGAGGATATCAAGGCTGACTTGGATCGCTTTGATATTCGCAACATCGTGGACACCGTGGCGGAGCCGGACGACGATGTAGGAATATTGCGTGTCGCCGGTTCTTTCCTGGCGGGAGGTCACCCAGTATCCATAGGGCACTTTCTCAAGGGAATTATGCAGCAAGCCAGCGGTAGCGTAGTCACATCCGGTTCTTTGTGGAAGACCGACTTCACCACTAGCTTGAATGACTTTGATGCAGCCACAACCCCGGTGCAACCATTCACCATGGAAGTGGCGCGGGACACTAGCTCAGGCTCGGTGCAATATACCGGCTGTGTGTTCAACACGCTGGAGATGGCTTGGGCTATCAACCAGAACGTCCGCTGCAAGGTCGGTGTGATAGGTCGTGATCAAAACATTATTGCACGCACCTCAGCAACGTTCCCTGGTTCCCCCACTAAGGACTTCAAGTTCTCAACCACCAGCTTATCGGTGGGTGGAGCAGGTACAGCGCGCATTGAATCCCTCAACATGACGATCAACAATAACCTGGAAGGGGTTCCCGCGCTGAACAACTCCACGGCCATCGCAAAGATCCGCCGTCGCAACACCCAGATGGTAACGCTGGGGGGTACTATTGACTTCGTCGACTTCGCGGAGTACAGCGCATTCCTGGCTCAGACGGAGCAGCGTTGGTTCTGGAACACCACAGCGGCTAATTCATTTTCCTTGCTGGTTGACCTACCCCGCGTTGTGTATACGGCGTTCCCTCTCTCTACTCCTGGGCGTGAGAGGTTAACGGTAGGGTTCAATGCCAAGGCGTTTTACAGTACGGGGTCGGCCACAGCGGCTAAGATCTCATTAACCACAGTGAAGAGCAACTACTAAGGAGAAAGGTGTGTCTATTAGAGCTAAGTTCAAAGTTGATTCAGTTACACGGCGATTGCATTGGATTAAAGGTAAAGGAGATTTATTTGACATAACATTATCCCCAGTTACTGGAGGAAGTAGAGAAAATGAAAAGTTTTACGCTGCTACTCCGGGAGGGAAGTTTGAACTGAGTACCATGAACGAAGAAGCTGCACAGCAATTGGAATTAGGTGAAGAATATTACATTGATTTTACCAAGTCAGAATAGGAGTAAATGGTATGAGTAAGATACTGCGCGTAGGCGGTAAGGACATCGATCTATCAGGAGTGCTGCCGTTCAAGTTAAGGGATTGGAAGAAGCTGAAGCCATTGGGTGTAACGCCTGAAACCTTGGCTACCAATGATCTGGAAGTGTTATCAAACATGCTGGGGTATGCCGTGCAGTTGATTGACCCCACCATTACACAGGACCAGGTGGATGAACTAACTCTCGATGATCTGTCAGTTATTCAAGAGGATGGAGGAGAGGGAGTAGATCGCCCTACCTTAATTGTGTCCACCGATTCGCCAAAGCCTACGGATGGGGACCAGGAGATACTGACCAGTTAAGTTTTGAAGAGCTAGACTATTTATACATGTTGTTGGAACAGGAGCGTAACAGTGGCTGATATTAACATCACTACAATGTTGTCTGGGTTGGGCCAAGTTCAATCCGGATTAGCCTCCATGGGCAAATCTGCTCAGGAAATCCAACAACAATTTTCCGCTGCGGCCTCCGGCATGAAAGCGGTCGGGGAACACATAACCACCACTGGGAGGAGTATATCCCAAGCCGGTATGGAGCTGTCCCGCATATCGGCGGTGTTCGCCACCGTGGGAGCCGCAGCGGTATTGGCTTCGGCCAGATTCGAGCAAACCAACATAGCCCTGCAGACCTTGATAGGGAATACCAAAGACGCAGCTCGCTTTATGGGTGAGTTGCAAAACTTTGCAGCTAACACTCCCTTCACGTTCGTTGGTATAGCGGACGCCTCCAAGCAGTTAGTGGCGATGGGTTTCAATGCGCGGGCAATCATCCCCATAATGACAGCAGTGGGCAATGCCACCTCTGCTCTCGGTACTGGGCAAGCTGGTATCGACCGCATTGTGTATGCCCTGGGGCAGATGCGAAACTCGGCTGTGCTCAACTCCCAAGACATGCATCAGTTGCAGAATGCCTTTGTAAATGGTTGGAAGTACATAGCAGACGCTACTGGGAAGAGTATTACCCAGATTAGGGATGAGACATCTAGGGGAATGATTAGCTCAGCCACCGCGTTAACTGCCATACTGCGGGGCATGGCCAATGATCCTAGCTTTAAAGGAATGATGGAAGCTCAGAGTCATACGCTGCTTGGAGTGTGGTCAAACTTTCAGGATCAGCTCGGGTTTACTTTGATTGGTATAGGCGACTCCATTTCCAAAGCCCTGGACTTGAAAGGGGTAGCTCAAGGGATGATAAGTTCCTTGAAGACTGTGCAAACGTGGTGGGAAGGGCTAAATGAAACTACGCAGAAGTGGGTAGTCAAAGTTGGCGCAGCTGTCGCAGTTGCCGGACCCTTGCTTGTGGTAGTTGGCCAACTTGCCATCGGAGTCGGCGCTTTGGTGGGTATAATGGGGAGCATCATCGGGCTGCTGGGAAGTGGGTTCGTCGTAGCTGCGGGGGTTGCCGTCGCAGCTATTGGCTACTTGATAACCACCACGGATAACTGGGGTAACGT